TCGACAACGCTGCCAAGTACGCAGAGGCCCTGGCCGAGCAGAAAGCGCAGGAGTTGCTTCGACAGCGTGAGGCGTCCCAGCAGCAGGCTAAGGTGATCGAAGCCTACCATGAGAAAGAGGAAGCCGCCCGCGGCAAGTACGACGACTTTGAACAGGTCGCGTACAACCCGAGCCTTCCTGTGACTGATGTCATGGCCCAGACCATCCAGGCTTCTGACGTTGGCCCCGATATCATCTACTGGCTTGGGACCAATCCGAAAGAGTCTGCGCGTATCGCCAACCTGTCTCCGTTCATGCAGGCCAAGGAGATCGGCAGGATCGAGGCCAAGCTGGCCGCCGACCCTCCGGTTAAGAAGACGTCAACCGCCCCGGCCCCTATTGCTCCGGTGACGGCTCGCTCGACGTCCACGCCTGGCTACGACACGACGGACCCCCGTTCCGTCAAAAACATGTCTACGTCGGAGTGGATTGAGGCCGACCGCCTGCGCCAGATCAAGAAGTGGGAAGCCACACGCAACCGCTAAGGATCCTTTGAGATGGCAAACTCGCTTCTTACTATCGACATGATCACCAGGAAGGCCCTGGAGATCCTTGAGAACAACCTCGTCCTCACCCGCAACGTCAACCGCCAGTACGACGACAGCTTCGCCGTTGAAGGCGCCAAGATCGGCTCTACCCTCCGCATCCGTCTGCCCGACCGTGCGCTGGTGACCGACGGTGCTGCCCTTCAGGTGCAGGACGACAACGAGCAGTTCACGACCCTGACGGTTGCTTCGCAGAAGCATATCGGCGTGAACTTCACGTCTGCCGAACTCACCATGCAGCTCGACGACTTCGCCGACCGTGTGCTCAAGCCGCGTATCTCGCAGCTTGCGTCCTCCATCGACGCTGACGTCGCCAATGCTTACAAGTCGATCTTCTCGTCCGTCGGCACCCCCGGCACGACCCCGGCCACTTCGCTTGTCCTGCTTCAGGCCCAGCAGAAGCTGAACGAGTACGCTGCCATGATGCCGAGCCGCTACGCCACGGTGAACCCGGCGGCCAACGCGGGTCTGGTTGAAGGTATGAAGGGTCTTTTCAACCCCGTTGACACGATCTCCCGCCAGTTCAAGAACGGCATGATGGGTGAGGGTGTCCTCGGCTACGAGGAGATCAACATGTCGCAGTCCATCAAGCAGCACACGACTGGTTCGCGTACTGCCACGGGCGCGACCGTCAACGGCAACGCTACGGAAGGCGCTTCGACCATCACGCTCGCGTCTGCTGGCAACGCCCTGACCTTCACCGTTGGTGACGTGTTCACGGTGGCTGACTGCTTCTCCGTCAACCCGCAGACCCGCGAAAGCACGGGTTCGCTTCAGCAGTTCGTCGTGACTGCCGCCAACACATCGACGTCTGGCGGCGCGGTAACGCTTGCTGTGTCCCCGGCGCTCTACTCGCCGTCCAACGCTCTGGCGACCGTCAACACCCTGACGATCACCGGCAAGGCCGTCACCTTCATCGGCGCGGCTTCGACCCAGTACCCGCAGAACCTTGTGTACCACAAGGATGCTATCTCCTTCGCCACGGCTGACCTTCTCATGCCGAGCGGTGTGGATATGGCTTCCCGCCAGGTTCACAACGGCATCTCGATGCGAATTGTGCGCCAGTACGACATCAACAATGACCGCCTGCCGTGCCGTATCGACGTGCTGTACGGCTTCTCGACCATCCGTCCGCAGATGGCCGCGCGCATCTGGGGCTAACAGGTAAAGATAGGAGATACTCACATGGCACTTCCCTCTGTAGGCGGCGGCTATCAGTTTAACGACGGCAACCTTAACGAGCTTAAGGTTTCCGTTGCTGCGGCCCCCACAACTGCCGTTGACAGCGCGACGCTGACTGCGGCTCAGATCACCAACGGCATCATCCTTGGTTCTCCGACGACCACGGCAGCGTACACGCTGCCTTTGGCCTCGGACCTTGATGCGCTGCTGACCAACTCCAAGGTCGGTACGATCTTCGACTTCCGCGTTATCAATGTCACCGGCTCTGGCGTCATCACCGTGACGACCAACACCGGCTGGACGATTGGTTCAAGCGGTTCGCAGGGGCTGATGACCGTTGCGGCCACGGCAGGCACGGTTCGCGCCTTCCGCGCCCGTCGTCTGGGCGACAACTCTTGGGCTCTCTACGCCATCTCGTAAGCAACAAGGCCCCCGCTTCGGCGGGGGCCTTAACTCATCAAGGAGACTACTATGCCGAATACAAAGCCTGTGGGCGTTGCTTACGCCGATCCCGAACTGGTTTCGGGCACCACGATCACTGGCGCCGCCATTTCCGGCGGCACTCTCTCTGGCGCGGTTGTGTCCTCGCTCAACCTTGATGTCGCCAAGCCCGCCGCAGCCGGTTCTACCCGCGCTGATGCAACGGCTCTGACGGCGTCATTCAGTTGGGTCACGGCCGCTGACGCCACCAAGGGTGTCGTCCTTCCAGCCCCTACGGCTGGTCGCGTTATCGCCATCAAGAACGACGACACAGCTAACGCCGCGCTCAAAGTGTACGCTCCGGGTTCCGCCCAAATTAACGGCGTCGCCGGGTCTACTGCGTTTAGCATGGCCGCCAAAACGGCGTGCTTTTTTGTCGCTTATGACACTACGGACTGGTTCTCCGTTCCGCTGGTGGCTTCGTAACCTTGCGGGCGGCTCCGGCCGCCCGCTTCTTCTGGAGGGAACATGATTTATCTTCGTCACCCCAAGCACGGCGTCAAGATTGCCACCATGGAGATGGAAGCGCAGTATGACGAAAGTCACGGTTGGGTGCGGTTTGACCCGGACGAACAGTTGAATGATACGCCGGAACCGAGTAATGTCATGCTTGAACCCCGGCGCCGCGGGCGACCCCGCCTAACGCAGGACGAATGACATGACGACGGCTGGCGACATCATAAACGGATCCTTGCGGCTTATCGGTCAGTTGGCCGAAGGCGAAACGTCGTCTTCCGAGACGGCGCAGGACGCGCTTGCCGCCATGAACCAGATGATCCAGTCGTGGAACACCGAGCGCCTCGCCGTGTTCTCTACTCAGGATCAGGTCGTTACTTGGCCACCGGGTCAACGGTCGCGCACGTTCGGGCCGACCGGCGATATTGTCGCTAACCGGCCTATCGCTATCGACGACAGCACATATTTCCGCGATCCGGCTAGTGGCATTTCCTATGGCCTCAAGCTGATCAATCAGCAGCAGTACAACGGCATCGCCGTCAAGACCGTCACCAGCACTTACCCGCAGGTGATGTGGGTCAACATGACATACCCCGACGTTGAAATGTACGTCTACCCGGTGCCGACCAAGGTGCTGGAGTTCCACATTGTTTCGGTTGAGGAACTGACCCAGCCTGCCAATCTGGCGACCGACCTTGCGTTTCCGCCAGGTTACCTGCGCTGCTTCCGTTACAATCTGGCTTGTGAACTGGCGCCTGAGTTTGGTGTTGAGCCATCGCGGCAGGTGCAGCGCATCGCCATGACTTCAAAGCGCAACTTGAAGCGCATCAACAACCCCGACGACATCATGTCGATGCCCTACAGCATCGTCGCAACCCGCCAACGGTTCAACATTTTCGCAGGAAATTACTGAGGTAAATTATGTCTAACGTTGCCATCTCTCAACTTCCTGTTGCTACCACAGCTACTGCTGCGGATGAAATACCGATTGTTCAAGGCGGCGTTACTAAAAAGCTGACCAACGCGCTTTTGTTCAGCACCTCGTCGCTTGCCAGTGCTACAGGATTGCCGATTGTCGCAGGTACGACAGGCACACTGACTGTTGCGCGCGGCGGAACGGGCTCTACTACATCAACAGGCACAGGCACGGTAGTATTATCCACCAGCCCGACGCTAGTGACGCCAACGCTTGGCGTTGCAACAGCTACATCCATCAACAAGGTTGCTATTACCGCGCCCGCAACGAGCGCCACGCTGACCATTGCCAACGGCAAGACACTGACGGCCAATAACTCGCTGACACTTGCGGGCACGGACGGCAAGACGCTGACAACCAATAACTCGCTGACACTTGAGGGCACGGACAGCACAACGATGACGTTCCCGTCTACCAGCGCCAGCATTGCGCGGACGGACGCGGCGCAGACGTTTACGGGCGACCAGACAATTAACGGCACGATAATCGGCAATGTTCAGTCATTGACTGGTCCCGGCGCGGTCGATGTCACCAGCTTCAGCACTGCGTTCACGTCCACGGCTACAGGCAATGCTTTGACGCTGGCAAATGGTACGGTCGGCGAAATCAAGGTTGTGGCTTATGTAGCGGAAGCGGCAGGCGCCGATACGGGCATTCTGACCCCTACAACCCGTGTAGGCTACAGTACCATTACATTCACCAACGTAGGCGACTGCGTGACCTTGCAGTATTTCACGCAGGGTTGGGCGGTTATCGGCGTGCGCGGGGCGACGGTGGCCTAAACCATGCAAACGCCGATTCTTGGTTCAGCATACACGGCCCGCAGCGTAAACGCTGCGGACAGCCGCATGGTGAACTTGTTTCCTGAAGTTGTGCCGGAAGGCGGTAAACAACCTGCGTTTCTTCAACGGTGCCCCGGCTTGGTGCTGCAAACTGTTGTCGGCAGCGGCCCAATTCGCGGGCTTTGGGAGCACAACGGCTATCTCTATGTCGTGTCGGCAAATACCTTCTACCAAGTGAACAGTGCTTGGGTTGCAACAGCCAAAGGCACTGTTGATGGCACGGGGCTGGTCAGCATGGCCGATAACGGCACGCAGATCATGATTGCGGCCAGCCCAAAGGGTTACATCTACAACACCCTTACCGGCGTCTTTGGGCAGATCGCCGATCAGGACTTCCCTGGTGCTTCGGTCGTTGACTATCTTGACGGCTACTTTGTTTTCATTCAGCCAAACAGCCAGCGTATGTGGGTGACCGCCTTATTGGACGGCACCAGCATTGACCCGTTGGATTTTGCTAGTGCTGAAGGCGATCCTGACAACATCGTCAGCATGATTGTAGACCATCGCGAAGTCTGGTTGTTTGGCAACAGCTCGACCGAAGTCTGGTATAACGCCGGGTTACCAGACTTTCCGTTGGCCCGCATTCAAGGTGCGTTTAACGAACTGGGCTGCGCTGCGCGCTACAGCGTTGCCAAGATGAACAACCAAATTTACTGGTTGGGTAAAGATCCGCGCGGCCAAGGCATTGTCTATGTGGCCAATGGTTACCAAGGTCAGCGCGTTTCTACGCACGCTGTCGAATGGCAAATTCAACAGTATGGCGATCTGTCGAACGCCATCGGGTACACATACCAGCAGGATGGCCATTCATTCTATGTGCTTGTGTTTCCGTCTGTTGGAAAGACATGGGTTTATGACGCCGCGACCGGCGCATGGCATGAACGTGCGGGTTGGGATGATAGCTGGACGCGGTATCTCGGACAAACGCAGGTTTTTTTCAACGGCAAAAACCTGCTGGGCGACTATGAAAACGGCAATATCTACACTGTTGACCAAAACACATACGCCTATAACGGCGGAACGCAGCGTTGGCTGCGGTCGTGGCGGGCGCTGCCAACTGGCGAAAACACGTTGCGACGCACGGCGCAGCACGCATTGCAGCTTGATTGCGAAACGGGCATCGGGTTGGAACAATACCCGGCGTATGATGCCGAAGATCTGGCCGCGGAGAACGGCGACCTTCTTATTGCTGAATATGTACAAAACGACATTGTGACGGAAAGCGGAGATACGCTCACTACAGAAGCTGGCGACGAATTTGAAACCTTAGTCGATACGCCAGACTATCCTATTCCGTTTGTTCCGCCGATGTACTTGACGACAACTGCGTATACTGCCGCGCCAGGATACGATCCAGAAGTCATGCTGCGTTGGTCTGACGACGGCGGCCATACTTGGTCGAACGAGCACTGGCGTTCAATGGGCAAGATCGGCCAGTACGGCTACCGCACGATCTGGCGCCGCCTTGGCATGACTGAAAAAATCCGCGACCGCGTGTACGAGGTTAGCGGCACCGACCCAGTCAAGATTGCTATTATGGGTGCCGAGTTGCAGATAAGCGGCACCAATGCCTAACAACACCAATATTACCCCGCCGCGCGTGCCGCTGACAAACCCGGAAACTGGGCTGATTGCGCGCGAATGGTACTTGTTCTTACTCAGCCTGTTTAACCAGACGGGCAACAGCCTTGTTTCTTTAGATGACGTCCAAAAAGGACCGCCCGCCGAAGCAATAGATCTTAACGCTATTCTGTCGGCAGCGCAGATCTCGTCAGGTATCCTGCCGTCCGATCTGGGGCCGATCCTCACGGCGTTGCAGGCGCTGGAAGCGTCGCAGCAGGCGGCGTTTGATCCAACCAATCTGCAATCCAGCATTCAGGCGCTGGAAGCGTCGCAGCAGGCGGCGTTTGACCCAACCCATCTGCAATCCAGCATTCAGGCGCTGGAAGTAGCCCCCGCCTACACGCCGCAGTTGCCTCGACTGCGGTATGGATCGTTCTACGACACGACCGACCAGACAGCAGCGGCAATCAACACTGCTTACGCCATGACGTTCAACTCGACCGACATTACCCAAGGCGTGTATATCGGGACGCCAACGTCGCGGGTGTACGTGGACACGCACAACGTCTACAACATCCAGTTCTCAGCACAGTTTGTTAACACAGCGGGCGGCACGCATAACGTCTGGGTTTGGCTGCGCAAGAACGGTACGGATGTGGCAAATTCAGCCACGACGTTGCGTCTCCAAGGCAACAACGCCGAAGCGGTCGCAGCGTGGAACTTCTTGCTTGACATGAACGCAGGCGATTATTTTGAGCTTATGTGGGAAGTGTCCGATACGGCGGCGTCGTTGTTTAGTGACCCAGCGACCGCTGTCCATCCTGCCATTCCGTCAATCATACTGACGGTTACCGACAACATCAGTTCCAGAGGTGCAACATGACCGTAACGGTTAAAGTTCTTGTCCCGGCCAAAACAGCCGAAAACACCCAGACCACGCAGTACACGGCGGTAGGGGTTACAGCTATCATCGACAAGTTCACGGCGACCAACTATTCGGCGGCGGCGGCGACAATCAGCGTCAACTTGGTGACAGCGGCTGATACGGCAGGCAATAGCAACTTGATCGTCAAGACCAAGACATTGCAGCCGTCCGAAACGTACACTTTTCCCGAACTGGTCGGGCATGTGCTGGCCATCAGCGGGTTCATCTCGACCATCGCTGGAACGGCGTCAGCCATCAACATCCGCGTGTCCGGCCGCGAGGTGACGTAATGGACGCTGCGGGGCAATCGCTGGCGGTTCACTTTCAAACGCTTGATCTGCCTCCCGCAGCGGTCGAGTGGCTTCTGGACGTGTGGCGCATGATCCAGATGCTGGACGACGTGGCTGACGGCGACCCTGTCAGCCGTGATGACTTGAACGGCGCCATCTGGGCCTCGCTGGTCACCATGCCCGCCAACCCGTTCTACCTCGCCAACGCTGCCGCGCTTCAGTCCGGGCTGGCAACGTTGGTGCTCAAGTGGCAGGCGTCGGACGACGCCGAACGGCAGGGGCGGGCTGACGCCCGGTCGTTCGTCTGGCGGGCTGGCTATTACGATCTGATCCTGCTGGTTGTCCTTTTGACGAAGGGTCACGCAACTGCTATGGGTAAGGCCATGACGGTGATGCACCTCTATGGCGAGACGCTTCACGAATATCTGAAGGAGTTTTCCTGATGCCGGGACCAGTAGCAGCAATTGCAGGGGCGGCGGTTGTCGGCGCAGGCGCGTCCATAATCGGCGGCAGGTCGCAAGCCAAGGCGGTCAAAGATGCCTCCAAGGCACAGACCAAAGCCCAGAAACAAGCCCTTGAAGCGCAGATGGAACTTGCGCGGCCTTACGTTGAGGCGGGTAAAAACGCCATGACGCAGTACCAAAACCTTGCGCCGTATCAGTCGTTCAGCATGGACCAGTTCCAAGCCGATCCCGGCTACCAGTTCCGCATGTCCGAGGGCCTCAAGGCTCTGGAGCGGTCTGCGTCGGCACGAGGACTGCTACAGTCAGGCGGAACGCTCAAGGACATCACCCGGTTCGGGCAGGATGCAGCCAGCCAGGAATACCAGAACGCTTTCCAGCGGTATCTGACTGAGCGCGAGGCGCGCATGGACCCGTACCGTTATCTGACGGGCGTTGGGCAGGCTGCGGCTGCTGGGCAGGCAGCCAACGTCGGTGAGGGCATGACCGCGCTTGGCAATATTCAGTCGGCGGGCATCATGGGACAAGCTAACGCGTTTACGAACACGCTGGGCAGCATTTCTGGATTGGCATCAGACGCTGCGGGCGCCTACGGCCAGTATCAGGCGGCGCAACCGTACCAGAACTATCTCCGCGCCATCACGCCTACAAATAGCGCCATGGGCTTTGCCTCGCCCGGCCAGCGCGCGTAAGGAGCGTCTGCCATGCCTATCAACCCGAACATCATCCTCTCTGGCAACCAGATGGCCGCCCCGCAGTTGCCGGACGTGAACGCCATGATGCAGACGCGCACGGCGGGCATGGAGAACATGTACAAGATTGAACGTCAGCGGCGCGAAGACGCGCTGGCGATGGAAGACCGCGCGGTCCTCCAGCAGGAGAAGACTGCGGCAGCCGAAGAAAAGGCCGTGATTGAGGCGCTGCTTCCTGCCTACACCTACGGGATTGAGACGGGTGATATGACCGGCGCGCTTAACTTGGTGCCGTTAGAGATGCAGGAGGGGCTCCTGCCTTATGTGCAGGCGTTGGAGGGCCAGTCTCCTGAGCAGGTTCGCGCCGCGCTGATCGGCTCGCTGTCGGCTAGCCCTGTGGGGCAGCAAGCGCTGGAGGCCATGCAGCGCGCCAAGAACGCTGAAATTCAGTTTGGCCAGTTGGAAGTGTCGCGCGCCAATGCAGCGCGGGAGGCTGCGGCCGCAAATCAGCCGCCGCAGATGACGCCATATCAAGCGGAAATGTTAAAGTTGGCGCAAGCCGAAGACGCGCGCAAAGCCGCGGCGGCTGAAGCACCTCAAATCAAGACTGATAAAGCCCGCAGCAAAATTGACGACACCCTGTCCGAAATGTTGATGTCCTACAACAAACTTAAGCAGGAGGGGGCTATCGTGTCTACTGAAGCCCCCGGTCTGGAAAATGTTATTGCGCGCACTGGCGCGGCATTGGGCACAACTGCGGGCCGCGCGTTGGGCACAAAAGCGCAAACTGAACGTGATTACATCCAAAGTTTGCGAATGAACTTGATTAACGACATCAAAGCGGCAACGGGCAAATCCTCTCAAGAACTAAACTCTAATTTCGAACTTCAGGCCGCTCTGGATGCATTGAGCGATCCTTACGGTCAATCGTTTGAAACAGCATTGCGAAACCTAACCAAGATTTCGCGCGATTACGGGCTTGGTGGCGTAGCTGCTACCATAGAAGACACCGCTAAAGGTAAATCAGATTTGCCGCCGCCGCCCGCAGGGGCTGCAACGGGGCGTATTCCGCAGATCACATCGGATGCCGAGTTTGATGCTTTACCTTCCGGGGCTGAGTTTATCGACCCAGAAGGCGTTCGTCGGAGGAAGCCGTAATGGGTTGGCGCGACGCACCAATTGTTCAACCAGAAAAAAAACCAAAATGGGCAGACGCTCCGGTTGTTAAACAAGTTCCGGAACCGACCTATGGTGAAAAAGCCATGGATGTGGCTAAGAGTTTGGGTACAGGCGTAGTGCGCGGCGGCATTCTGGTGGCTGGTATGCCCGCCGATATTGGGCGTGGTTTAGCCAATCTTGCCATACAAGGCGGCGGTTATCTCGTTGGAGCCGATCAAGCAAAACTGGCTCAAGATGCCGCTCGTGCGACAGCCATCATGGAAAACCAGCGTATGGGGGCGCCTACCAGCGAGCAAATCACGCGCGGTATCGAAAGTGTCACTGGTCCGCTCTACACGCCGCGCACTACCGAAGGCGAATACGCCCGAACAATCGGCGAGTTCATCCCCGGCGCCGCAGCGGGGCCAGGCGGTTTGGTGCGCAAGGTTGCAATGGCTGCTGTGCCGGGCACGCTGTCGGAGGCGGGCGGTCAAGCAGCAGAAGGCACGGCGTATGAACCCGCAGCCCGTATTGCAGGCGGTATTGTCGGGGGCGTTGCCGCAGCAGGACGCGGTAGCGGCGCCGCGAAGGCTATGCAGGAAGCTGCGCCGGACTTGGCAACAGTCAACGCGCGCAAGTCAACGCTGTACACGCAACTTGAAAATTCCGGCATTACGTTTGATGGTTACGATTACGCCAACTTTGCGAACCGCGTAACCCAGCGTTTGCAAAGAGAAGCGTTTGACCCTGATCTTCAGCCTAAGACTGCCGTCCTTTTGCGGCGTATAAACGATCTTTCCGGCCGTTCACCTACATTTCAAGAACTTGAAAATCTTCGCAAAATGACCGGAAACGTCTTGCGTGGTAGCGGCGAACCCAGCGACATGCAGTTCGCAAGCAAGATCATGGCGGAAATCGACAGTTTTTTTGATAGCGGCGCTGTTTCATCTGCTAACCCGCGACTTCCCCCTAACCGCGTAAACGCTGCGGTCAAAGAAACTGTCGATTTCCGC